CGGTCTGTACGGCAAGGACGAGACGATGACGTACATCCGCGACACGATTATGAAGGACGTGTCGTCTGAGTTCGAATTGGTCGCGTCGAACATTTGCGCCGACGATCTCCCTGACGGCATCAAGAAGATCGCCGTCGCGAACGTGGACGTCGATATGTACGAAGCGACGCTCTCTGCCTTGCAGAAGGTTGCGCCGCTGATTGTGCGAGGCGGAATTATCATCGCCGAAGACCCGACATCGACGCCCGGTCTTTACGGCGCGTTGCTTGCGCTTGACGAATTCATGGCGTCACCTGCCGGCGCGCCGTTCTACAAGATATTCAAGGGATCGCAATACTTTCTGATCAAGATGCAATAGATCAGAACGTGTAGTTTAGCGAAAGCATCCACTCGCCCTTAATACCCGCCGGCGTGTCCTTATCCTTGCTGTATCCGACCGGCGCATTGAGGTAGTTGAGCCGCGCCGAGAACGGCCCCTTGCTCACGGACGCGCCAACCAGCAAGCCCACCTGAACATGCGGCTGGTGGCTGAGCGTCTCTTGCGTGCCAGTAGGACCGAAGCGCGCCGAATCGTTCATTGCAGTAGCTACGCTTGTCCACGTGGTTCGATAGAACGCCGGCCCGGCTTCGACGCCGAGCTGCCAGCCGCTGCCTAGATCCCAATACGGCTCGACGGTCAGTGCGATAGCTTGAATGCCGCCAGTGCTGTCGAAGCGCCTGAAGTCGCCGCAATTGCCGTCGACGCAACTCTGCGTGGCAAGGTTGTAGCCGCCGCGTTGACCGACTGATGAGAAGTCCGCCTCGTCCTGCGGATTCACGCTCGACCATTTCACCTTGCCGAAGTTGTAGTAGTCGAGGTGCGCGCGCACGCCGGGCACAAAGGAGCGCGGCGCTGCGGGTATCGCATTGAACACCAGTCCGACGCGACCGCCGTAACTGCCGTTCGGCGTGTCGTGCGAGAAGCCTTTGCTATAGAACATACCATCGCCGAGCTTAACGGCAGATGTTGCGCCCAGACCGGCTTCGATTTGAAACCACGACTGTTCAGCATGCGCGCTTTGGCATATAGCAGCGCATACCAGAACCGCGAGCACAACGGATACTTTGATAGTATCCGTGGCGCACAAATTTTTTTTAGCCGCATCACCCCTGCGGCGGCCAATAGATGTCGGAATGACGTGGGCTTTGTTTTTCATGGCGTTTGCTCCGTTCTGCGTTCGTTGTTATGACGATATGAAGGATACTAATACGGTATCGCAAACGCAAGAAGTTTTTTGTATCGCAACCCCAAGCCGCTTAGTGCGGCTTTTTCTTTGGAAGCCCGATGGATTCACACATTGTCAACGAGTGGACGCTATCCGCCGCAACGGCTCTTGCTGGTCTGCTTTTCTGGGCGTATCGAAGCCTCAACAAGCGATGCAGCGAAAACGAAAGGGCGAATGCCGCTCTCGCGCTGCACGTCGCCGAGGAATACGTGTCGGTGAAGCGCTTCGAGGGCTATACGACGCAGTTCAATGAGGCGGTGAAAACCATCTTCGAAAAGCTCGACGTGGTTCGAGACAAGATCGATCACAAGGCCGACAAATGACCATCACGCCAGCACTGCTTCAGGTTGCTTGTGGTGCCAGCGCTGCCAATGCCGCCAAGTACGCGGCCCCCTTGCAAGCCGCATGCGATCGCTACTCGGTCAACACGCCGTTGCGCATCGCTGCGTTTCTCTCGCAAGTGGGCCACGAGAGCGCAGGTCTGTCGGCATCGCAGGAATCGTTCAACTACGGCGTACCGGGATTGATGGCGACGTGGCCGCGCAAGATGCCGTTCGCGCTGGCTAACACGCTCGGCCGTCAGCCGAACGAGCCGTTCGTGCCGGTCGCGCGCCAGCAGCGCATCGCGTCGATCGTGTACGCGAACCAGTATGGCAACGGCGACAGCATGACTGGCGACGGCTGGCGATACCGCGGCTCAGGTCTGATCCAGCTAACTTTTCACGACAACTTTGCCGCGTTCGGCCATGACATTTCGCTCGATCTGGTGACGGCGCCTGACAAGCTGCGCGCCGATCCCGCGCTGTGCGCGCTGTCGGCCGGCTGGTTTTGGGTCGAGCACGGCTGCAACACGCTCGCCGACGCTGGTGCGCTCGATTCGATCACGCGCCGGATCAATGGCCCCGCGATGAAAGGGAAGGGCGAGCGCGACGCCCTCTATGCGGCTGCCAAGCACGCGCTCGGCATCTGATCACCGGCGGCGCAGCCTCTTGCCGCCGGAATTGCTGTTCCACAAGCCGCCTCCGGGCGGTTTTTTTACGCCCGAACATGACCGACGTTACCCAGATCCACGAAGAGAAAGAGACGTTGACCGTCGCGGTCAACATCCCAGGCCACGAGCCGCGCAAGACGACGGCTCTATTCGAGCGCACGCGCAAGCAATTGATCGCGCGCGACGGCGGCCGGTGCTTCGTTTGCAACGCGACTGCGGAGCAAAGCGGCCATCCGCTCGAGGCGCATCACCATCCGATCGAGCGCTCGTTCGCCGAAATGATCGATTGGGACCGCTTCAAGCTCGACGCGCAAGCGGGCGTATGGGGCGCTGCAATCAAGGCGTTCGATTGGGACAACTTCACCGACTGGACGCAGTTTGTAGACGACATGACCGTCAACGGCATGTTGCTCTGTAAGAGTCATCATACGGTGAGAGATTCCGGAATTCACACTCTTCCGTTCCCGATCTTCATCGCGCAAAAGTACGGCAAGGAGGGCTACCAGTTCTCGGCCGCAGAAGTCATCCACCACGCAGCATAGGAGCATTCATGGCTCAAAACTCAGCAGTTGTTACGGGTGGCGTCGCAATCTCGGCCACCACCCTCATGCCGGCAGTCGAGTGGGCGCTCGCCCTCGCGTTTCATGTACCAGTCCCGGTAAGCGTGTCGGCCCTTGTCGCTGGCGTGCTCGCATCCGGCGCACATGCAGCGCTCAACTACATTGCGGCGCGCACCGCCGCCAAGCAAGCCTAACTCCCGCGCAGTAACCATCCCCGCCGCGCTGCGGCACTCTCTGGACACAATCCCATGAAGAAGATTTTCGCCGCTCTTGCGGCTGGCCTCGTCGCGCTCGCTCTCTCCGCATGCGCCGGCGCCCCGACGCTCACGTTCGCTCAGCAGGTAAGCATCGCATGCGGCGCTGCTAACGGCGAGATTGCCATCCTGAAGGGTGACGGCGTATTCACCGGCGGCGCAGAAAAGACGCTGACCGAGACCGTTCAGCCCGCAGTCGACAAGGTTTGCTCTGCCGGCGCGTCGGTCGCGAAACCGGACTTGCAGTCGGTCGTCAATGCGACGCTGCCGCTCGTCAAGTCGCTGGTGGACTCGTCGTCGCTGTCGCCTGACAAGATCAGGGCAGCGGACGCAGCGATTGATACTGGCGTGCTGGCGTTCAACATTGCCATCAGCCTCGCTCCTGCTGTCACGGCCACGGCGCCGGTTGCAGCATCGACGCCGCTCGCTGGTGCGCCGCTGCAATGAGCAAGTTCCTGACCGATCTGCGTGTCGAGCTTGTCAGCGACGCGACGAACAGCGGGCGAGGGACGTGGCGCCTGACTGCGCCGCTGATCTATGACTCGGACGTAGCGGGTCGCGTGTTTGTCGTGCCGACCGGCTTCGAGTCGGACTTTGCCTCGGTGCCTCGGCTGGCTATCGCGTTCGCGTTGTGCGGCGATAGCGCTCATGCTGCAAGCGTGGTGCATGACGCGATCTACTCCTATCATTGGGTCGATCGCGCAACCGCTGATGCAGTGCTTCGAGAAGCTGCGCTAGTCTCCGGTGTCCCGGCTTGGCGGGCCGCGCTTTTGTACTATGGGGTGCGGGTCGGCGGTGGTGGCTCCCACTGGAATGGCTCGATCTCGGTCTAGCGCCTCTCGCACAGCCTCTGGCACGCCAGCATGGATCGGCAGACCGTTCGCCTCATAGCTAACCATCTCGCCGATCTGTTCAAGTGCTCTTTGCCCCTTGATCGCCTTGTCGCGCCAGTAGTCGTGCCGCTCCTGCAATTCTTCGAGCGAGCGCACGTACTCGACTCGAGCTTCGATCAACTGGTCGTTGACCAGCTCGCAGCGCGAACTGAGCGGACATTCATGCTCGGGCGGTTTCATTATCAACCTCTCGCCATTGGCTGATTGTCATTCCTGCCTTGGAAACGCTTTGCGATCAAGAAACCAGATCGCAGCAAAGATTGCCGCCAAAACTGAAACCGCACCTGTCGCCAGTAGAAAAGCCGAATTGCTTAGGTCGAGAGCCTTGCCTATCGTGCCGAACACGGCAAGGGCTACAAAAAACCAAAATGCCCCGTACTGCCAGTCATCGCTCATCGTCATAATCCCCCGCGCCTTAGCGCACTCAATCAGCCTGCCATCCGGCAGCGCGGCAGTTACTTCCTACCCCATCCCAAAGCAGCCGGTCTACCGTATCCGGCATACTTGACCTTCAGCCAATCCCTCGATCGACCCCGCTGATACGTTGAATCCAACCGCTTGGCGATCATCCCTTCTAGGCCCAAGTCTACGACGTGCTCAAAGACTAGCTTTCCTTCGTCCTCAATGCCGCTCGCATAAATCAGCGTGCTCGTATTGTCGAACGATCTGCGAAGCTGCAGCTTGCGCTCGGTGAGCGGCAGTCCGCGAATGTCGGCGCCGTCGATGGACAGCGCGTCGAACACGTACAGCCGAGCCGGGTCAGACTTTGCCGCGGCGCGGACATTCTTTGGCGTTTTCGTGACCGCGCGTTGCCGGAGTCTGTCAAAGTCCGATCTCCCTGTGTCGTCGTCGACCGTCAGTTCCGCGTCCCAGACGAAATCACCCGGCACGCTTTCGACCGCTCGCACGACCTCGGGAAACGATCCGTTGAACACGTTGCCATTTCGGCTCCATAGCTTCACGTCCTCGCCGGCTTTGACGATCAGGCACCTGAACCCATCGTACTTCAGCTCGAAGAGCCAGTCAGGATCGGAGAACGGTCGACCGTGGAGCGTGGCGAGCATCAAATCAGACGCATCAATCACGGTAGCGAGACGTCCAAGCCCACGCCAGCGCAAGCTTCGCCCACGCATCGTCTTTCGGGCAGCCCGTCACGTCGCAGAAATGGTCGAAGTCCTCGGCGAGAGTATGTCCGTGCTCATTCCGTTTCTCGGGATCGGGCAGCACGACTTCTAGAATCGCTTCAGGGTTGCGGTACTCGAACATGGCGTCACCTCCTTGTTCGCTCACCAGCATGATTCGGACCTTCGTCGTCGGCGCCGATTGCACGAACCCAATGCACGCAACCGCGCTTAGGCTGGGCCTGAACGTATGGCTTACCTTCGTGCATGCAGAGGATGACTGAGCCACCCGCGCGCCACTCCGCGAAGTGCTCACAGCCAAGGCAGTGGCGATCGGTCTCCGGCGCATTGAACAGACCCATTTCGACTGATTCCGATTATCGCTTCATAGCAACGATACCACAGCGGGATTGCAAAGCAAATACTAATTCTGCGATGGTATTGGTACACTCGGCATGTACCAAGGCATTTCGGCTGAAATCCCTAGCCAGCAATGGTTTGAGGCGCATTTACTGTCGCCAACTGTACCAAGTTGGAAGCGAGAGAGATTGAGTGCGGAGCGATGCGCGCCCGGTGATCCGAGCGGCGTGAAAGAGGGTGCCTTTAAACTTCAGAGAGCAGATACAATTAAGCCGGCAACGGGTGCCGGCTTGCATGTTTTCCTGCTGGATTTGATGCGACTGTACCAAATTTGTACCAATCGCCTTGTGAGCCTTATTCTATAAGGCTGCTTGGTGCCCAGGAGAGGACGCTAATCCGGTATCCGTTCGCCCCGAAACCCTGATGTAACCGTGATTTACGGATACTGTCATGGTATCATTTGGTCAATTTAAGAGTGCGACTGTACCAGAATATGTACCAGGTCGGTCGCCATACCAAAAGGAACCGAAAACGTGGCGACATACCAGAAGCGCGGCGAGAGCTGGCGTGCGATAGTTCGCAAAGCTGGACACAAACCGATCAGCGCATCATTCAACACGAAACCGGAGGCGGTGACGTGGGCGACGGCGACAGAGGCAAAACTGAACGAAGGCGGTCAGGTGGTCGACGACAACACTGTCACGCTACCAACCGTTGCTAGGCTGCTGACCCGCTATGCGCTCGAGGTTAGCCCGACAAAGCGGGGTGAGCGGTGGGAGGTGATGCGCCTTGAAATGCTGGCGCGCAACTTTCCAGTGTTCCAGAAGCCGCTTTCCCGGTTCTCGCCGCAAGACGTCGCCGACTGGCGCGATGATCGCTTGCGCGTCGTTTCTGCATCATCGGTCAATCGGGAGTTGAACCTGATCTCGGCTGTTTTCACGACTTCGATCAAAGAATGGCGCATGCCGCTCAAGGAAAACCCAGTGCATCTGATCCGCCGGCCCAAGAGCGCGCGTCCGCGTAAGCGCCGGGTCGACAATACCGAAGTGCAGATCATCTGCAACGCGCTCGGTTGGGATATGAAAGCCACGCCGGAAATCTCAAAGCATCTGATCGCATGGTCATTCGCATTTGCAGTTGAAACGGCCATGCGTCGCGGCGAGATCCTGGACATCCGGCATCGCGACGTGAACATCGCAGAGCGCTATATCCATCTGCCACAGACAAAGAATGACGACGCGCGCAATGTGCCGCTGTCGTCGCGCGCGGTTGATCTGCTGTCGTTGCTCGCAAAGGGAAAGCCCGACGATCATCTTGTCCCGGTGAATGCTGGATCGTTCGACACGCTCTTCCGCGAGGCGAAAAAAAAGGTCGGCTTGACCGACCTGCATTTCCACGACTCACGCCGCGAAGCCGCGACGCGCATGTCTAAGTTGCTGCCGAACGTTTTAGAACTGTCGGCGGTGACAGGACACAAGACCCTGAAGATGCTGCAAATCTACTATGAGCCGAAGGCGACGGACATCGCCGCCAAGCTCGGCTAAACCACGGTGGGCGTCCTGCGCGGGCGCCCACGTTGCGTGGGCGCTGCCTGCGTGCTCTGCGCTATCACCCAATCCCTCACCACAGACGGAACCCACCGCGGCCGGCCAAGACCGGCGACGCGCGGCGGCAGGCTGGCTGGCTTCTTCGTGACCATCGTTGCCACAGATGCCGGGCTGTAGCCTAAAAACTTCGCCAGTTCCTTGTGCGTCCAGAGTTCTTCCATCGCCTTTCTCCCTATGCCGCAGCGCGCAGCGCGAATCTTTCTGTCGCCTGGCCGCGCTTGATTTGAACTGCCTTGCCAGCGTGAAGGCGTCGCGTATATTCAGCGCAGGCCCGCACATACTGACGCCTGCTAACGGTGTCGACCAGTTGCTCGAACAGTCCTATGCCGCCATTCATGGCTTGTAGCTCGTCGCCGGTCAGCACGAATCGGCCGATCTCCTGGAAGCGTTCGCATACCGCGATCATCGCGTTCTGCATGGCATACAGCGGCTCGAGCCCGACGTTACGGTTGCCGGCCGTCTCACACAGCACGATCGCAATGTTGCCGGTGACGACAAGCGTGTCCCATTCGTTCTTCGTGCCTGTGCCTCGGGATAGGGCGAGCGCGGCCATATGAACGCTTGTCAGCACCTCCAATTTTTCCTCGCCTTGCATCGGCTCGTCTGCGTTGAATAGCGTCGAGATGATGTCTTTGGGCGTCACTAACTTGCGGGCCTTGCGTGGCTTGCGGTTGCTTGGCATATCACACTTTCCAGTTTGCGCGGGTCAACTCGATGACCCGCTTTGCTGCTGCTTCAATCACTGCTGCTCTCCCGCTTTCTGTGACAGGGCGGCGCTGAGCTTTGCAACCTCATCCCGGTTCGCGTCGCGCCAGTCCTGCCAGCTTTCGTCGGTCAGTTTCCACTCGATCCATTCCGGGTGGTCCGGCTTCGCCGGGAACGGTGGCACATATGACGCGTCGTTCGTAATAGACGCGCAGCGCTCGCACTGGCCGGCCGGCAGGTGCGCATGGCAGAAGTACAGACCGCAACCATCTTCGCCGCCGTACGGCTCCTGATTCGCGCATACGTACGCGAGTCCGCGGTCGATCTTTGCATTGCACTCCGGGTGGTCGCACGTCGCTGGCACGCCGTATCCGATGTCGCGATTCCAGTTACTGTCGAATCCGATGCTCCAGCCCATCACGCACCCCCTTGCTGTTGAGCCATGACGTCAATTAAGCCATCGACAAGAGCATCGAATTCTTCTGGTGTCGGATTTCGGATGCCTAGAACGTATGCGCTCGTGCGCGCTGCTCGATAACGCTCCGCATCTCGCCCGTCTCCATTCTCAGGGGCGGCGGTAGGAGCGGTGTAGAGCGGCGTCCCAATCGGCACATCGGACGCTTTGAAGCAGGCCATCGTGAAGCCATCCGTACCCTGCATTGCGCCTGCTTGGCCCACCGCCTCTTTCCCTGCTGCCGCGAGTAGAGCGTCGCGCTCGGACTCAAGGGCGGTTAGGCGGGCGGCTTGCTGCTCGATCATGGCGATCAATTCGAGGATGGCAGCAGGACTGGCCGCACGGAAATACGCCTCTGCCGCCAAGTGTTCCGGTCCGATGCCGTAGAACTGAACTCCGAGCGCGTGGCCATCGTAGTTGCAGAAATCGGCATTCAGTTCGACGCCTCCTTCGCCGCCGCATGTCGTGCATTCGATCCACCGACCATCGTTGTAATGATCGGCCGATTGCGCTGTATCGAGGTTTTGCGGCGTCGCGGCTTGTGCGGCATCTTTCAGCCGCTTAATCAGGTCTTCAACCATTATTTGTCTCCTTGGCGAGTTCGCGGATCACTCGGATGCAATCGTCAGAATCCAGCATGTAGTCGTTGTCGCTCTGCCGGTCATCTTCGGCCTTGATCGCAGCACATGCTTCCTCAAGTGCCGCGCGGCGGGAGGCTTGCCAGGCTGCCACCATCAGATCTCGGACGCTCGATTCGCGATACTTGATGCGACCACAGTCGCCGGAGATCGGGTATTCCTTGTCGAACCAGACATCAAACTGTTCGGGCTCAGTCATGGTCGGCTCCACTCGCAGATTGCGCAGCGAGGATGGCGATGGCCTCCCGAACAGTTCTGTCGTTTGGGCTTCCAGGCTCGTAACCGATTCGCTTCCGGTTTTCCTTGATGATCTGAACGCAGTCCGCAAGCAATTGCGTCAGCGCCACCTGTGTCTGCACTGGCTGCGTTGCCGTGGATTGCGGGGATGCGGCGCGGGCCGCGAGATTCTCGATGAACTGAAGGTAATCGTCATCTTCAGTGCATCCAGCGTCGCTCAATACCAAGCCGAGCTTTTCTTGCTCGCGGTTTAGGGTGCTGACGTAGTGCAATATTTGATCGCCCCAGCATTCAGTCGAGTTGTCATCAAGGCCGACGAGCAGATATGAGTGTTCAGCGGCTTTCTGCCCCGCAGGCGAGTCCTCGCCAGCAATGCGCGGCATCCAGTAGAACAGCGCCTTCTGAAGCTCGCGGATGATCTCCCGATTGTCCTGCTCAGCAGATTGCGAGAATCCGTTCCACGGGCGCGGACCTTTGAACCCGGATTCGTCAGGACCATCTTCGAATTCTGGTCCTTCGGATTCGGCACGTTCAAGAGCGCGCTTGAAAGAAAGGACGCGGCCGGTGTAGCCCTCACCAAGAAAGGCGTCCAACAATGGAAGGACGCGCCTCGCCTCCAGATTTCGGCCAGGACAATTCGCCTTCGGATCGGTAAGAGTCGAAATCAACTCACGCACATCTTGAAACATGGTTGCGTTTCGGGCGGCAATCATAAATTCGGCAGCTTTTTCCTTCGCCTCCCGACGCTCGTCCTGCTCGGCAGATTGCGCCTCAAGATGTGCCTGATACGCTTCTGCGCCATCGAAATAAGGCGATCCCGGCTGCGCGTACTGATATGGCTCACGCACCGGCTCCGCTGCCACCTTTTCGGCGGCGAGAGCGGCGCGGGCTTGCCATACTTCCCATTGATCTTGGACGCTCTGGCGGCAGTAATCGCCGCGCCTCTCACAGCCCGGCTCATCGCGGCGATACAAGTAGTCTTCCCCTCGCATGCGCATCAAAGCCTCAAACGCTTCCCGCTCCCCAATCGCCCCATTTGCGGCGTCCTCACCGCTCGGCGAAGTGTGATTTGTCGTGTTCATTTGCTGTCCTTTGCGCGGGCGGCGTCGATAGCGCGATTCACTGCGAGCGCGAATTCATCATCTGTCGGGGGCATGCCAACGCACCGCAGGCTCAGATACGATTCGCTGCTAGTTTCGACGACCTGGCACATCAGAACGCCCCAAAGCGCTTTCATTCGCTCCGTAGCATCAGTCACCGCCTCGTCTGCTTGCTCGGCGGCACGCAGGTCGCAAGGATCGTTGCAAGTGTCAGGATCGCCGCAGCAATGCGGCACATCTGTCGTGAATGGTGCGCTATAGGCTGCTTGCTCGGCGCCACCGCACGATTGCGCGGGAGCGGTGGTGGCGACGTAGACAGGCACCATTGGCGTATCAGTGCGGATGCTGACTTGCTTTGCGGTCAGCTCGTCAGCCGTCCAGTAATTGCCTGCGCCCACCCAACCGTATGGCTTTTGCAGCACAGCAGGATTGCTTGCAAGCAGGGCGCGGGCGAATGACAGTCCGCTGTAAGGGCCAATGCCGAACTTGGCAGCAAGCGCGATCTTTTCGTCGTCCGTCATAGCCTCTCCAGCGATCTTGGTAGTGGTGGTATTCATGTCGGGTTCCTTGCGGGTGGGTCAGGCGGCTCGATCGAGAGGCTTGCGCGTGATCGCTGGAATGCTGCCGATGCGAATGCTCACCTGGTCGTGGTTATCGCGCGCAAGGATGGCTGCGGTTGCCGCGATCAGGTTGTGCGTCAGTTGACTTGTCGGCGTGATAGAGCGCAGGTATGCGTCTGTTGCCTGAGCGAGCGCGCGGGCAAGTTGGTCTTGTTTCACCGTGCGGGTTCCGATGTGGCGCTTTGAGGCAGCCGCCCGGCGCGCAATGACTGAGCACGCGCTTACACGAGCGGCCATGATGGCGTTCGCTGGCGAGCGTAATAATGCTGAGAATTTCGTGTAGAGCATGGTTTCCGTTCCTTTTTGTTGGTTATTGTCTTATCCGCTTATGGCTCTGCCGGGCGGGTACTGCTACTGCTACTGCGGTGCTATTCGCACTAGCTTGGCTCGCGGCCAAGATGGTAAGAACAGTCAGGCAAGTTCTTCAAATCCGAAATCGAAGCGCTCCATTGCCCAGTCGCGTACGTATTCGTGTTTCTGATCATCCGTGAGCGATGCCCATTCGTCTCCATCGACTCCGAGATCTTCGAGCGTGAAAACTTCCGTGCGCTTGCTGTGGATGTTGGCGCCGTTGTCGCACCAGAATTTGATCTTCATTTCCTTCCCCTTGTTGCCGCGGTGCTCTGCGGCGGTTTTGAGCTTTAGGCGGCGAAGCGAACCATGAAGCGATTCGACATCGGCGATTGGTAAGCCTCGCCACCCGTCCGCTGCGCCGCTGCTTCAGCTTGCTTGCGATTCGCAAACACGCGCGGCATATTGCCTTTGAACAGGTGGAGAACGCCGAAGCGGTTAGCCTTGATGTTCTCTTCCTTTGCCAGCTTGACCTGCTCGCGCTTGTACGCGTCGATCTGGGCGTCAATGTCGCCGCGCTTTGCCAGGGGCAGATTCAGAATTCCGTGGTCAAGTGCCTGGCTCATCTCGCTCTCAGTTCGTCGTTGCTATGTGCGTAACGATACCGCAACAGTATCCGTTACGCAATACCTAATTTCGTGCTTTCATGCAAAGTTCACGAAAGCGCCGCTGTTCCGCGTCGTATCCGGCCAGGTTGGCGTGCATCCATGCTGGCGATGCACTACGTTTTGTCTTGCGTTCGATTGCCTCGCGTAACGCGTCGCCTTCGAGCAATGCATAGCGCACGCGTGATGTCGTCGCGTCGCGCCATACGATGCCCTTGGCGACGAGCGCATGCAGGGCATCGCGCACGGCTGAGCGCGGGCTGTCATGGAGTAGGGCGCACACTTCGTCTTGCGTGTAGTGATACGCTGGGACCATTGCGCCGATCAGTTCTTCGTGAGCGACGGTTTCGGCTTGGCGTGAGCTGCTGATTGCGATGTTTTTCATTTGGAGCCTCGTGCGGCGTCGATGGCGGCGTCTGCGTCAATGTCATATGTCACAGCCCACCCACAATGGTTATGCGATTCATCAAGGATGCTGATGGCAACTCCAAGAGGTGCATCGCGTCGACCTTGGAGTGCCTCGTCGCGCAGCCAGCGATAGCGCTCCGCATCCTCCCGCAGCGCTCGCACCTCGGCGATCAGTTCGCAAATGGCGGCAGGGTTGGCCGCGGCGATGAACGATGCGATTCCATCGCAGTTCGGATGCGAGGCCACCACGCGTGCGATCGCCTCGCTTTCGCAGGGAAATTCCTCGCATATGATGTCGCCTTCCGTACTCCACGGCAGCGAGCCTGCGTCGTTAGCCAGCGCTTCCAATGCGTCGATGTCGATCATGATTTTCCTGCCAGTTCCGTGATAACGCGTTTGATGGTTTTCAGGCAGGTATCGTCAAAGCCGTCGAACTTTTCGACATCTGCGACAACGCCCATGAGTTCGAAGCGCTGGCCCCGCAACCGCTCACACTCAGCTTCAAGCGCCGCATAGTCGGAATGGCGCACGTATAAGCCATTGGGGCAGGGCGCCGAACTGGTGCCGAATCGTTGAACTGTCATGTCGTCTCCATGTGTGGTTGTGTGATGCCCATCTTCATTGCGCGCGCCGGCTCCCATAGCTCATAGGCGCGATCCCATGCTGCGAACTTTTCCTCGCGCGACGCGCGCCCCTGATCGATCCACATGTGGCATGTGAAGCAGCCCGGCACGGTGTATTGATGCGCCGCCTTCAATGCGCCGCCCTTGCCATGCCGTGACTGGTTGCTATGCGCTGGCACTACCGTCTCGACGTCGCCGCAGCACACGCCCGGCACGCGCAGATAGCACGCTTCACCGCGGCAGGCCTCCAGATACTTCGATCCCTCGGCGACGGTCGGCCGCTTCGGCGCGCGCTTCTTCATCGGCTTGCGCTCCAGTTCCTTCGTCGCGCTGCGAAAGCTGCTGAACGAGCCGCCGGGCTTGCGCTTGAATGCGCTCGGCTTGAGTGGAGTCGATCGCTTCATCGCGCCCCCGCCAGCAATCCGGCGAACGGATGCGCTCGGCCATCGCAAGCAGTCCTACGCGCCTTGTACACGCCAGCGTATTTGCGGTAATGACGAGCCGATGCCTGCTTGCGCGCATCGACCAGATCCGGCTGCGGCTTGTCGCGCTTGTCGCCGGCCCGGTACACCGCGCCCCACAATCCGCTCTTGCCGACCATGCGGTGCCAGTCGCAGATGTAGACCTGCTTCGGCGTCTCGGCGCGCAAGATTCGCAGATGCCGACGCACGCCAGTCTCGGCGATGCCGACGAGCGCTTCGAGTTCCTTGGCGGTCAGCGATTCCTGCTCCAGCAGTTCGAGGATCTTGTTGCGCGTGGCGTGGCGCACGCTGTTGGGGTTGAGTTTGCCGGTCATGCTGCGATCCTTTGCGCGCGCAGGTGGGGCGCATTGGCGGCATACACTGCGTAAGCGAATCCGCGTGGCGTCGCGCTGCGAATGTTGCCGCGCTCGGCGCTCGGGGGCGCCTTGTGAATTCGATCGTCTGGCGCCCCAAGGGTGGGGTCAATGCACGGCGCAGGCATGATGAAATCCCCAATAGGCCAGATCTGCGTGTTCTTCGTGTAGTTGTCGTCCCTGCAAAACGCCGTGAAGTGGTGCGGGTGGAACGAGTATTTAGCCCTTCCGAACACGCGCGACAGTACACTTACAGGATTTTCCAATAGACCGGGCACGCCCAACATTTCCAGCACAGTTCGGCATTGCTCCGCTATAGCGACAGCTTTCGCCTGGAACATCGGGTCGATCGTTCGCTTGTGCTCAAACCAGCGCGCGCCAGAGACGGCCATGTCGGTGCAGGGCGGGAATGCTGCTCCGAACACGACGCGCTCAGTTCTCGATATGTGGCGAAGGATCGGCATCGCCTCCAGTACGGTGGCCTTGATGCGGAAGATGCGGCCATCATCTTCGGTGCGCTCGTGCTGCGGATCGACCATGACAACGCGATAGCCTGCATCAAGCCACGGCTGCGCCATGTTGAGCGTCAGATTGCAAAGGAGAATTACTGTTCCGCGGCTCATGCTGCCAGCTCCTCAAATCCTGCCGGCGCGGGATCTTTCCACTTGACGTTGTGCTCGGCGCCCCAGGCATACAGGAATTCGATGAACTCGGATGCGTGGCGCTTGCTGAACTTTCGCGTTTGGACGCCAAGCTGCACGAAGCCGGTTCCGTCGAGATTGGGGATGATCGCGCCGACGCCTTGAACTGGATCGCCTTCGGCGGCTTTGATGCGCGCGAATGCGTCGACTAATAAGCGCTTCCATGTTTCGAGGTCGCGCATAGCGCCCATAAACGGAACCTGCGCGGCTACTTCCGCAAACATCGCGTGATACTTCGCTTGCTGATCGCTGGATTTCGTCGGCGCCTTGATTTCGACGATGAATCCGTCTGGTGCCTGAATGCAAGCGCGGCTCGCTAACTGGCGGGCGGTAGGGTGCACGAGGCGGAACGATTGCTTATCCATCACGCCCCCATCACCATGACGCCGAGCCGGCCGCCCTTGACGATGTCGCCGCGGCATACCAGCAGCTCGTCAATTTGGCTGTCGTCGTCATAGACGCCGGCATGCGTCAGCGCATCGAGCGCCGCCTTCACACGGTTGTCAATATCGGCAATGCGTCGATCGCGCATGCTCACATGCAGCGCCACGCACAAACGGGCGGCACCGAACTTGATCGCGTTACGCTCGGCGACGATCTCGGCTACACGCTGGCGGAAGTCTTTGCCTTCTGCGGTGATATACATTCCGCGCGGCGACTTGCGCCAGTAGCAATTTATCGATGGGGGAAGGGGGAGCGTCAGGAACTGCGCAACGCCGGATAATGGATGGTCTGTCATGCGATCTCCAGCATCAGACCGGGCTGGCGCAGACGATCGCGCTGTAGCGGCTCATAGTCGCGATTCAGTTCGCAGCCAATGAATCCGCGGCCTAGTGATGACGCCACCTGTCCAGTCGTACCGCTCCCGAAGAATGGATCAAGCACAATGTCGCCAACGCGTGCTCCGGCTAGAACACAAGGCTCAACGAGTGCTGTCGGGAAAACCGCGAAGTGCGCGCCCTTATATGGCTGCGTGTTGATGTTCCATACCGTGCGTCGGTTTCGATAGCCGCCGACGTCGCTCCATTGCTCATCGTTGCCGCGGGCTCCGTTCTCGTCCCGATAGGAGAGTCGGGCATCACGCTTAAAGCCGTTGCCAGATGCGTGATCGCTTACAGACGGCTCCTTGATGGCCTCGTGGTCATAGTGATAGCGCTCCGACTTCGCGAGCAAAAATATGGTTTCGTGACTTCTGGTAGGTCGGTCGGTAACGCTCTCCGGCATTGCATTTCCTTTCGACCAGATAACCTCCGATCGCAGGTTCCATCCATCAGTCCGCAGCGCGAACGCGAGCATCCATGGAATCCCCATCAAATCTTTAGGCTTGATTCCCTCGAGGTGCGGCCGTTTGCGCCTAACGGCCCACGACGGAACAGATCCGTCCGGCGCGACGGTGTTTTTCCCGACGTTGCCGCCACCGCCCCATTTGTCCGTGCTGCAATAGCTGTCGCCGATGTTCAGCCAGAGCGTGCCGTCGTCGGCGAGCAGTTCGCGAACGCAGCGGAATACGTCTACCATCGCGGCGACATACTCGTCCGGTGTCGACTCAAGGCCAAGCTGCCCGTCGTGCCCGTAATCACGCAGACCATAGTAAGGCGGCGATGTAACGCACGTCTGCACCTTCACGCCGTCCGCGATCATTAAGCGCATCGTGTCGCGGCAGTCGCCGAAATGACAGTTATTGATCCAATTTTTCACGCTGGCTTCTCTGATTTGATGTATCGCCAAATTTCCGTTTTCGCCCGCTCGGCCGCCGCATCGCCGGCCGCCAGACGCACGCGCTCGACAATTGCGCTGGCTTTCGCAAACTGGCCGCTTCGCCCGTCGCGCACTGCGGCGAGGAAGCGCGCTAAACAGTCGGCTTGCGTCAGCACCATGGAATAGCCGCGAATGAAACGGTGCGCAGGATGTACCAGCAGCCATGATCCACAGAGCCGTATTCGCTGTAGGCGTCGAACTTGATGCGGATCATGGTGTGCATGGCGCGCTCGGTTAGACGCGAATTTCGAGCCGATCCTTGACGATCAGGCGTGCGCCGGCGATCTCTTGGCCTGCTTCGAGCGCTTTCTTGATCTCGGTCTTGTTCGGCTCAGTCTTGACGCGCATGTATTGCTGCGGCACCGCGTCTGCATCGACAACTTCGACTGACTTGTCGCGGCCTTCGCGCAGGGCAATCGTCACCAGCGGGTTTTCGATGCGCAGGCGTTGCGCAGACTTCATGTTCTGTTGCAGGTAGCCCTCCAGGCGCTCGGCGCGAGCTTCCCACTTGCGCGCGCGCTCGACTATCTCTGCGGCTGCGTCGCGCATCATCTTTGCGTTAGCGGCAATCTCGCGCGAGATTAGGGCGCAGCCGACAGCCTTCTTGTCGAAGTCCTCGGCGCAGCCTTCAAGGGTGTCCTCGATGGTCGTATCGTCGAATCCTGCATCCATCAGGTCGTTTCGGATTGCCAGCAGCTCGCCGGTCAACTGGTACAGTGGCGCGTTCATTTCGGTTCCTTTTGATGTTTGTCTCGGCGGTATCGCTATGTATGTAAAGATACCATGACGGTATCCGTAGCGGTTAAATTTTTTTGCGTCGAAGCCCGCGCCATTCGAAGCCGCCATGGCGCTCTGCTTCACTGCTTGGCCGGTGCTTGCACGACTCGGCGCCGTGTGGCGTCTGCGCCGTGTATGACCAACGATTGCCGGTCCAGTAACTGAACAGGCGAAAGATGGTCTTGCCGTTCGGCTTGCGGCGCACTTCGTACACGCCGATGTGCCGCGGCTTTATGCTCTTGTCAAACCAGTCTGTGAACTCTTGCATGTGAGGTCTCCTGGCTGACGCCGGCGCGGGCCGGCGACGCGGTTTAGTGCGCTCAGAAGGGAATTTCGTCTGGCATCGTTTCAAAGCCGCCGAAGTTCTCGTCTTTGATATGGCCGCCGCTATTCGATGCCGTGGACTTCTTCAGCGGGCGATCCTTCAGCGCTGCGACCAGCTGCGGCAGCTTCAGCGGCGTCGTCTTGCGGTCCAGAATCTCGGAGGCCGTCAGTTCCGTGTCGGCTTGGAACACTGCGTTGAGGCGCACGCTCCAGCCGGTTTCGCCAGTCGGTCGGCCGCCCTGGTCCTTCTTCTCGTATTCTTCCATTGCGAGCAGAATGCCAACACGCTTGTTCATCAGGCCCGGAAACTGGCTGAGGGTCTTGTTGACGTTGCCGCCTGCGTCCTTATCCCACACGACCGACTGAACCTGAGCGGGCTTGATGTCCTTGATACCAAGGCACGTCATGAGCGCCATCAGCGTTCCGTAGTCGCCCAGCTTCTCGCCGTCAGACTTGATGGTGTAGATGGAGAAGTTAGCCTTCTGGCCTTCGTCGGTTTCGAACGTGAAGGCAATGCCGCGCGTGCCGCTTCGAGCGGTGATGTCCTCTGCGCGCGTGAACTTGCCGACGTACTTGCCTTTCTCGTCGATAAAGCTGGTGCGTTGCTCGGCCTTGCGTGCGGCTTGTGCGGATTCAGTATTGAGTGCGTACATGTGTGCTCCAGTTGCTTCGTGTTAGGCCGTAGCCAGTGGGTGAAACGATCCGGCGCCGGATGACGCCGGGCGATGGTTAAGCGGGTTGCGCGGTGTAGTAGTCGACGATCTGTCGGTCAACCTCTGCGAGGTCGTTTTCGATCTCGTCGCCGTCAAACATCCCCATTGGCGACTTGCAGACGGTCTGTCCGTTGTTCTGCGTCATGAACATGTACTGGCGGTCGATCACGACCGTTTGCAACACGATCGTCACCATGCCCTCAATGCAGATGCGCTCGTCCAGCAGCCTGCCGATCGTGCGCGGCTTAGTTATTCCCGCGTCGTTCGTGTCGGTGTGACTCATCACGTACACGCGCACGTCGTCTGGCAGGGCGGCGGCGGCCATGAGGATGTCCCACACGTCGCGCGCGATGTCGGTGAACTTGTCGAAGCCGCGTTCGTTGCTTCGGCGCATGAACGAATTGCTCATGCAGTATTGGAAATCATCCAGGATGATTACCTTGCGCTTGGTGCGCTGCATGTAGCTGACGATATGGCTCGCCGAGTCGCAGACGATCATGTTGCCGCCCGGGTTCTCTTTCGAGAGATACGACCAGCCCTTAGCGCGGAACGGCAAAGGCTTGCGCAAAGCCTGAATCAAAAGGGTCTGCGTCGGGTCCAAATTGCGCATCGAAGTGCTCTTTCCTGTCCCGCTGACACCCAAAACAAAAGTCACCGTTGCCATTTGCTTCTCCTGTGCGTTCAGTTCGCTCGTTCAGTTCAGTTTGCTGCTGTTCTTCCAATTCGGCTTGCCACTGCCAGCCGTCGTCGTCTGGCGCGTCCATCTAGCTCACCTTGCAATGCAAGAAATGGCGGGCGATGTAGTGGGGCACATGGCCGCTGCCGATCGCTACGCGGGGCTGAACACCGCGACGAGCGAGATCGGCTTTTGCTGCACGCTGGCGCTGTTCCGTGCGCGCTTGCAGTGCTGCAAATTCGGCGTCGAGAATCTCGGCTTGCGAGAGGCGCACATTCGTCTGGACGTGGCGCAGATCATTCAGTGACTTGGCGATCAGTTGCATACCGGGCTCCGGGAGAAAGTAAGTACGATCATCACGGCGAGAGCCATTGCGCACGCGCCAGCAGAGAAAGCGAGAAACAGGTCGTTGACCTTGCATACGCTAGCTACTATGGTATCCGTCGCGTGCAAATTTTTTTCCGCGACGTCGGCCTGACGCGGGCGGAAAATCGCTGCGGAGCGTAATAATAACGCGGACTTCAGTTGCGATGCAGTGTTCATGGTGATTTCGTTCCGTTCGTGGTTTTGGTTTGTGTTTTGTCCTGCTGAGATGAAGGATACTAAAACGGTATCCGTTGCGCAAGTGTTTTTTGCGAGAAAAATGCGCGGGTGCCTACAAGCGCATCCACGTCTGATAGTCGGCTTCGCTCAGTCGATCGCCTGGAAGCGCTGCCTTTGCGTCTGGCTTGTGCGCGTCGCAATACTCGCGGCCTTCGTGCTGCCAATGGGCCTTCACGCGCGGGCCTAACTTTCGGCACACGCAGCAGTAGCGCCAGCCGCCGCGCTCGACCATTGCTTTCGTGATGCGATTCATGGCTGGCCCGCCTGTGAGCAAGCGAGCTGCCACAGCCGCGGATCGGCCTTGGTAATGGCGTCCAACAGAAGCCGCTTTTCTTCGAGATAGGTGACAGCGAACTTCGGATCATGCATAACGATGCTCGACGTGTTGCTGATTAGGTCGGCGCACTTGATCGTCTGTATCCAAGCAGGCGCCGCAGCCAGTCGGGCCCGTGACGCAGCCTTGCGCGCGGCGCGGTTCCCCGTTTCCAGGTCAGACAGCAGAATGACGCCGGCCGTCACGATCTCGCCGAACTGCTCGCGCAAGGTTTCGGCAGACACGCCCTGATCTTCGATGCAATCGTGCAGCCACGCAACGGCTACCGCGTGATCGGTATCTAGCGCGACCGTCGCCACGATGCCCGCCACCTCGGCCAGATGGTCGACATACGGGTTGCCGGTGTACTTGCGCACCTGATCCTTGTGCGCTTCACGCGCAAACATCATTGCTCTATATGCGAGGCTCATTGTTGCTCCATTTGCTCGTTGACCGTTTCCTGATAGGCCGCCCATCTGCGCCGCCCGCGTGCTGCCCGCCGCTTGTCGCCGGTCAACAGATTGGCGATGCGGCCCAGCGTCTTGTCGTAGTACTGATATAGCGCTATGCCTTCGTCACAGCAGCTCACCGCGACAGCCTGGTATCCAACGCCAATGTCGACGTACTCGTATGGGTCGCGGCCACAGAATGCGCAGCCGTGATCGCACAGTCGCCATCCTTCAGGCTTCCATTGCTTCCAGCGTGGGCGCGTCATGCTGGCTCCTTGTTCATCGCTTGCGCGAGCTGCGCGCGATCCACGCGCATGATTAGCGTCACATCTATGCCGAGAATGTCGGAAAAAACTTGCGCAAGTGCATTGCTGACGCTTTGCATCTGATCAATGTCAGGCGAATTGGTATGAACCAGAGCATGCACGGCCGCCGCGAGGTCGCGCTTGTTTGCTATGTCGCTCATCAATGCACTCCTGTCGCGTGAAACGTGCGATGCGTCTGGCCGGCGATCTGTACGGATGCTTGCAGGGCAGAGGCTGATTCGATGCAGCGTGCGGCAATGTCGTGCGATGCGCTGGCGTGCAGCGCGTCGGCGGCAGCTTTCAGCGCGTCAATTGCGTCGATGATCTTTTCGGGGCTGACTTGCATCATTCACCTCTCGCCCGGATCATGGCGTCGGCCATTGCATAGGCACTGTCAGCTATTGGGTTTTCTGCGTAATCGACGACACCGTTTGAATCCCCTGATGCCGCTATGAGGCCTTGCATCGCCTTAGCCGCGAAGTAGTCGCGCAGTGTCATGCCGCCAAACTGCCACGTGTCGTAGTCGTCTTGATGCCCGTATGCGCTCTCATTCGGCGCGCCCGCTTCGCGCGTGCTAACCGGAAATGCCGGGCCGCCGTCTTTGATCCCAATCATGATTGGCCCTCTGCTTTGGCGATTGCGGCATACCCCACATCGGTCGCGTTATCGAGAGCACGAATGAGGTCGTCGAACCTTGCGTCGTCGCGCAATACATCACGTAGGACTATGAGCGCTTCATGTGCGGCTGAATTGGTGGCCTTCAGAGCCTCAAGCAGTTCCGGCGCGGCGGCGATCAGGCGGGCGTTGGCCTTCGCTTCATCAAAATTTGCACCAGACACTCTCGCAATTTTGACGTCCATCATTGGCGCGGTCCCAACTTCAAGCCCTGACGCCCACCATTTCCCCGGCGTATGCTTGATCTCGCTCATTGCTCGCCCCTTGCTTTAGCCAGAGCAGCGCGGGCACGCACGAAGCCGCCTTTACCGCCGATCCACGGCGTGTTGATGATTTCTTCGAGTGCTGCGTACAGGTCAGGAGCCGCGGCTATCAGCCTTGCATTTGCTTCGCGCTCTGTATCGCCTCCGCAACAAAATATGTCCGCTATTTCTTCGCCGCCATACACCTCCCCACGCGGGCGAATGAATGCGAGACTTGCTCGGGTATCTTCGTCGGGATGGTCAAAGCAGACTTCCCACGGACCTTTCGTTATTTGAATATCGCTCATCACTCACCTCCAGCCAGGCGGCGCTTAACGATGACTTCCTTCGCATCGGTCAGCAGCGTGTGAATCGTATGCAGGTCGTCTTTGTTGCCACGCGCCAGAGCGCTCATGAACGACTCGCGTTGCGGGCCGGTCAGCTCGACCAGCAGTTCCATCAGGTCGTCGAACGTGACCTCGCTCTCGACCTGCTCGCGGCGATCTTCTGCGGCCAGTGCTGCGTTGTCGGCTGCTTCGAGATCCCGGTCGAACAGCCAATTGCCGTATGCTTGCGTGCGGGAAACTAACTGCGGTACGTGTGGCATGATTCCGTCCTTGTTATTTGGCTACGAATACTGCGTTGGTGTGTCGATGAGTTGAACGATACCAAAGTAGTATCCGTAGCGCAAGCGGAGAATCACTGTTGCGTTTCTGCCTCACGCGGAACCCACGATCTGCGCTCGAACGCTGGCCGTAACTTCTCGTGCGCTGACTTGCGTAAATCCGCGATTGCTGGCGCCACCTTGGCCGCAGCGCGCGCGACTGTCTGCGGGTGGATGGCGCACTCGCGCGCAATGCGATTCAGGCTCCAGCAATAGCTTTCCCCAAACACGAACTCTCGCGCGACGAGCATGCGAACCATCGTGCGATTGCGGTGCGCTCCTTCGAGCAGGCATACAAGCCGCTCAACGCCCGCGTGACGCTCTCCGCGCTCTCCGCCATAGGTGGCATCCAGCAGGGCGCGCTGATCGAGCGAGAGGTGCGATTCAATGACGTCATGCACGTATTGCGCCTGTGCTTTCTTCTCGTGGACCGATAGCAGCAGGGCGGCGCCGTCAGGTCCGGTGTATTCCCCAATCTGCCCGATCTTGACGCCGGGCCGCGCGCGCCAGGTGTATGCGAAGGACAATGCCGCGTCCATCGAGCGAAACATCGGCGCGCGACTGTCGTCTTCCGGCTTAGGAGTGCGAAGGGTGAGCCGGCCAAGCGAGCTTTCGTGTGCGGTGCATACTTGCATAGCGGTTCCTTGGTCAGTGGAGCGGGGCGGAAAGCAGATCGGGGGCGGCTTGGATTACCTTGACGGTTTTATTTGTGTGCGGGCATCGTTGCGTCCCTGGCTCGATGACGTGGCCCTCGGCGCGCAGCTCGGCAACTCTCGCGCAGACGCTAGACAGGCGTATGCCGGTCAGGTTCGCAATGTCGAGCCGGGATAACGCCGTCGCCGGGATCGTGCGCAACAGGGCGAGGATCTTGGCTTGCTGGTTGGCGACCGTGCCGTCGTCGCGCACAGATAAGTATGCGAGCAGGCTGGTTTGTCCGGTGATCATGACTTCCCCTTCGGCTCAAAGTGACGGCCGTTCTTGCCGCAGTTCCATGGCATGATGCTATCGCGCTGCCCCCGCGCCGATTCCAGCGTCTTGTATGTGTACGTTGGAGTGCCGTCTATCGGATCGATGCCGATCTGTTTACGCCCGCGCTCGCACAGATACCAGAAGTCGTTGTAGTGCTTGCAGTCCTTGCATAGTTTGGTCGGCGCTTTTTCGGCCGGGAACCATTCAGTTTTTTTCATTGCCCAACCCCCATGCGAACAATCGCGTTGACAGCGTTCAGCAGCGTCGGATCAACTTTCGGGAACCGGCGGTTGTCGCGGCGGTACTTTGCGTCGACCTCGGCTTCGGTCAGCTTCGGTCGTGGCGCTGGCGTCGGTCGCAGCGTGACGTTCTCGCCCTTGCCGATCACGTACCGGACAGCGCGGCGATAGCCGTTGTTGTCGATTGCGCGGAACTCCTGGTCGCGGCCCGGCACGCGCGCGCGGCGCAAGTATTCGTTGACCACCGATAACTCGCGCCCAATGCCCTCGGATATTTCCTGAGCAGTGCGCGGCTTGCCGTCAGCCATCAGATTTCGAATTAAGTCGGCAGTGAATACGCGTGTGGTCATGCTTGCTCCGCCATGCAGGAAAGATGGTGGGCGCCGTAGTAGAGGCGAAAGTGGCCGATTCCGAATGTGCCGAGCACGGCGAGCGCGAGCACGATTCCGCCGATGACAGAGAGAATGGTTTTAGTCACGCTGAATCTCCCAACAACTCGTATCCGCCGTGCTTTCCGTTAAAGCGTTCGCGTGACGCCCATGTTTTGCGGCCGAGCAATTTGCCGGTCATCGGATCGAAGTTTGAAATGCAGACCTTCTGCCGTTCGCCATCCAGTGCGACGACAACGACCGCCCGAGAAAAGCGGCTGTCGCGCTCTTTCCACTTCTGCCCGACCTTCACGTCAGTCATGGTCGGCTCCGCTTGCTGGTTGCGAAGCGGTCAGGATCGAGCGAAGGTCCGTTGAGATAACAACGCTGCCCATCGACTCCGCTAGATTCGCGGCTGCCCGCACTGCTGCCAATTGATCGAGGCTCAGCGTCAGCGCTACCTGTGTCTGTGCTGGCTGCAGGGCAGAAAAAACGATGCGTTTGTGGGCATCCGCTCGCGCATAGTCAAGCGGAGTTACATCGCGCCACACGTGGCCGTTCTCGTTTCCCGTCTGATAGATCGGCTCCGCTGCCACCTTTTCGGCGGGGAGAGCGGCGCGTTTCGCATAGTCCATGCGGGCGAATATTGCGAAGTCGCCAAGGCGCTCAAGGTTGCGTTCGCGTTGAAGGCTCGTTTCGAACCCTGCCAGCTTGCCCCATTCGATGACTTGCTCGCGCGTTACAGCGTCTTTCCTCATCGCCCCATTTGGTGGGCCAGATTCCGAACCGGCGTCGGCAATAACTTCGCAATCCGCGATGCGATTCCTCAATTCCGCCATCGCCAGGCGAATTTCTGAGGCCGCCTGCATTTGATCGCATGCGTTTTCCAGCCATCGAGCCGTGCATTCCATCGAAAAAAGCACGCCGTCGAACGCGCGTTTTTCACGACTACTGTATGTTTGTACAGTACTCCGACCTAATGATGCCTCGTTAGTGTTCATTCTCAGTTCCTTTTTTTATTTGTTCATATGAAAGATTTTTAGCCAATTTCGGACCTAAAAACCGATACCGTAAGTATAAACGGATACCACCACGGTATCCATGAAATTCGCAAAAAATTGTTCAGTCCATTCCACGGCTGCGGCCTCGTGGGCGGTCGGGTTCGGATCGCTGCCCGAAGCCTTGGCCGTGGGCCAGATCCTCGAAAAGCGTTCGCTCGCCGTGGAAAACCAGTCCGGTGATGCCCGTTTCGCCCTGGCGCTGCTTCGTGCAAATGACCTCGCAAATCCCCTTGTCTGGCGAATCGGGGTTGTACACCTCGTCGCGGTACAGGAACAGGATCGTGTCGGCGTCGGCTTCGATGTCGCCGGAATCCTTCAGGTCAGACGAGAGAGGGCGCTTGTTCGGGCGTTCCTCGCACTTGCGCGAGAGCTGCGAGAGCAGAATGACCGGGATGTCCAGTTCCTTCGCCAGGTTCTTCAGACCCTTCGTCAGTGCACCGATTTGCAGGTCGCGGCGTTCTTCGCTGCCGGTTGCCATCAAGCCGAGATAGTCAACGACGAGCAGCGAAAGACCGTGCTTGCGCTTGACCGCGCGCGCCTTGCTGCGCACCTCGAGCAGCGTCAGATTCGGCTGGTCATCAAGGTACAGGTGCAGGTCTTTGATGGCTCCGGCCGTCTTGGTGATGTGCGACCAATCGGGTTGTGTCAGGTTGGCAGGGTCGCGCAACTGCGCCATCGTCAGCCCGCTGATGGAGGAAACCAGTCGTTGTTGAAGCTGCACATTTTTCATTTCCATCGACAGGAACAGGACCGGCATATCGCGCGCGACGTTCTTTGCGATGGTCAGCGAGAACGCGGTCTTTCCCATTGACGGACGCGCCGCAACGATAACCAGATCGCCGCCATAGAAGCCACCGCCGAGCTTGCGGTCGAGGTCAGTCAGGCCCGTAGGAACGGGTTTGATCAGGCCGTCAATCTGCTGATCCATGTAGTTCAGGTAATCGACGAGCGACTGGCCGGCGTGAACTGGCTCCGACTTGACGATCGCTTCGCCGAGCTTTTCAAGCTTGGCTGATGCCTGGTCGATCAGGACGGCCGCGCTGTCAGGCGTTGCGCCGACAGAATCCTGAATCTCATGCGACAGCGCCAGCAGGCCGCGCTTCTGCGCGCGGTCGCGCACGATCTCAGCGTAACGCGAAATGTTCGCCGCGCTAGGCGTGTTCTGCGATAACGCATTCAGGTACGCAAGGCCGCCGGCATCGTTCGCGCGCCCCTTTGCTTGCAGGCGCTCGAACACGGTCATCATGTCCGCGCCAACGCTTGCAGAGATCAGGTCGACGATCTCCGAGAAAATCAGCCGGTGATCAGCGCGGAAAAAGTGTTCGGCTCGCAGATCGCCGAGTCGGTCGATAGCGTCGTTGTCGATCAGCAGGGCGCCAATGACGCTTTGCTCAGACTCCACGCTTTGCGGAATTGCCCGCTGCATATCGTTCGCCGTCATGCTCTCTCCTCGTGTTCGCGTTTAACCTGTCTGCCGCGGGTTGTTAAGGCGCATTGCCCGTCGTCAGCGATGAACCACAACTTGAACCAGTTTTCGCGGACGGCATTGCGGAAGTGCGCGCGCCAGTCCTTCTGTTTTTTAGATTCGTCTGCAAACTTGCGCTTGAACTCGAGCCACGCATATCGGATGAAGTCGTCAGGCAGGCTTTGCTTGTGCGCGTAGTCGAAGATCGGGTCATCTTCAGCGATGGCGCGCTCGCCGTTTTCTTTGCAAGCTTTTAGCCAAGAGGCCAGAGAGAGAGAGGCGCGCGAAGCGCGGCGCTTCTCTGTTGTAGTCTCTGTATTCTCTGTACAGTGATGCGGTGGATTTTTCCGGTTCTGAACCGGTGCGATTTTCCGTTCTGATGCGGTGGATTTTTCCGCTTCGATGCGGACGCCGTGAGCGGCCAAAACCTCGTAATTGATCGCGTAGTAGTTCGTCTTGTCCCACGGGTTGTCGGACAGTTTTTCGATGTCTACCAAGCCATCGCCGCGCAGCTTTGCAATGATCTTTCGGATGGTCTCCGGCTTCCAGAATGGGAACTGCTTCGCCCATTCTTCATAGGTGTTGTAGACCCACTGACGATCATCGTGGGTGAATTTGCTGTGCGACAGCCAGTAGTGCATCTGTTGCAGGACGATTGCTTCCTGCAGGCCGATCGCACAGGCTAAAGTCGGGGAAACAACGAGCGGCGGCTCGTCAAATAACAGCGTGGCCATTCCTTACTTTCCCCGGATAGTCCGTTTGAGTGATTCGCAAAGCTTGTGTACTTGCGCCTGCTTTGCGGCCTTGGTCTTGAGGTGCGCGATATTTCTGGCCATAGCCATCTGAAGATCGGCAATGGCCCGCGCGGGTACGCGGGCGTCGCTCATTCGGTTTCCTGTTCGAAGTGTTCGAGCGGAACATCAGGCAGATTGGGGATCGGCTCGATCACGGCCGGCCCGCGCGCCTTGCCTACGAGCTTCGGCATTTCGTGGCGCAAGCCGATCATGTCGATTACGGTCAGGTGCGGCTTGTTCGGTCCAACTAACTGCGCGCTCACTCGAGCGAATTCGAGCGCGCGTTTTTTGCCCACCACCTTGTGACCGTTGCGGATGTTGCTCCAGTAGATCGCGCCGATTCCGATCACGTCGAGCAACTGGTTGACGACCTTCGCCCCGTATGCATCGTGAAATTCTTGTGCGTTCAAGTTATGGCTCCTTTGCCGGGTTATAATTGCACTACAGTATAGCATCGGATACCGTGACGGTTAGCGAGTTACACGAAATTTTGGCGGGAGATAACCCTATGAACTTATTGAACAATGATGCTTTTACGGTTGCACTAAGCGCAGGAAACCTTCAAGATTCGAAGAACGGATGCCGCAATTTAATCGGGGTCGGCATCCGTCTAAGTGGCGTGCCTTGACGCGCCCTATACGACTAAGGATTGGGAATCACATGGCTATCGAAACGATCGACGCAGTGCGCGCACGAAACTTCCACCTGCTTTTCGAGCAGTTCAAGGAGGGGGTGAGAAGGGATGACCCGACCGCGCCGGATCGGGGAATGCTGAGGCGCTTTGCCGCTCATCTGGAAATGAACCCTGTCTACCTGTCGAACCTGAACACAGGTTCCAAGACGATCGGGTTGCGGACGGCGCGTGAGATCGAGGCCCGGCTGAAGCTGCCAGAAGGTTGGATGGACACCGACCACACCAACAACGAAGCGGAAATGAGCGATGACGACCTGGCGTTCCGCGATTCGGTGATGGCGATGTACCGGCAGGCCCCAGAAGCATCGCGCGCGGCCGTTTTGCGGGTGCTCCAGGCGCTCGTTCTGGGTAAACCCATAGAGGACGTACTTTCTACCGACAAATCGCGCAAGAAAGTGAATTAGACTCGCGCAAACATTTGCGGATTGTTGCAAACACTGAAAATGTAAAATATTGTATCGAAACTTGTTGCGCGACCGGGAACGGTTCGGATACTCTTACATCACCGCGACGCCGTAGCGGGTAAAAAATACCGTGTTTGCAATTCAGAGGGGCTCCAAATGACGAGTTTTGGCACTGCTGGCAGTACAGAGAACAAAAATGCTGCCGCTGGTGTACTGGCAGAGGGCTTATGCAGCGAAGACGGCGAATACCAGGTCGCCGCCGCTGCAGCTGCCATCCCCGCGCACATGCGTCGGGAGGTTCTGGCTCACTTGCGCGAGCTTATTTGCGCCGATACAACGCACACCGTTTAGGTATGCAAATAGCGCTTGCGATACTGTGAAGGTTTTGATACGATTTATCTAACATGTCGTTTTTGCGTCCAGCTTTGATGATGTGTTCATGTTGGTTCCGTTCGTAGATCCCCAGATCTACTTTCCGCTCCCTTCCAAGGTCGAGCGGCTTTTTATTCCTGCAAGCCGTCGCATGAGCAATCTGCGGCGGCTTTTGCATTTCTGAGCCGGGCCCTGGCGGTCTGTGGCATCGACAAGCGCTTGTGCGATGTTGCGGTGGCGGTTCGATTCCGTTCTCGTCTGGCGCCAAACAAAAAGCCAGCGCAAGGCTGGCTCTCTGCGGTCTATAACCGCAGCACAGGGTTCCGCTGACGGCGAGCCATCATGGCAGCCGCCTACGCGTTAGGGATCTGCTGTTCTCGCCGGTCGGTTGGTGGACTGTCGACCGGCTGACGTAATAAGCGGTTGGGCAGGTTGATCGTGTTCATGGCTTCCGTTCCTTTTGGTTGTGACTTCGTGGTGATTCAGTTGCTGTCGGCGTCGCTATCGTCTGCGTCGTCGTCCAGCTCAGGCTCGCCATAGCTCTCGTCGCAGTAGCGAGCGGCAACCCGCGCAAGGTCGGATTCGCCTGCGGTGCTGAAAGCTGATTTCATGGCGCACTCCTAATGATCCTGAGATACGTTGAAGAAGGCCCGCGGTGCTTCTGGTGCGCGCGACCGTTGAACGGCCTGCGCTGCTGCAATCCGCTCGACAAGCTGGATTAACTGTCAAGCCAGCATTTGATCGAATGATGCCATAACGGTATCGGACAGTGTGAGAAGTTTTCGTTACAAGTTGTATTCGTGGATACTGTTGCGCGCTTTGTGTTCGTTGGCGCACATTGCACGGATACCGGCACGGAATCGATAGACGTTTAACGGAGGCCGCATGAAGTTAGCCGCTCACATGCTCTGCTGGCCGCTGCTAGGTCTGCTTTGGTTCTCAGCCACTGGCGCGGACATGCTGAGCGACGCGACCGATGCGCTCGACGGTGCGATCAGTCAACTACTGGATTACGCGGAGAGCGACGACGCATGACGCTGACGCGAGAAAAGCCGGAATGGCAGCGTAGACACGAAGAGACGATCCGCATGCGCGCCGATATGCGTGGCCGTCACTACTTGCTCTGCACGCATATGGACGAGTTCAAGAGTGCCGTCGAGCAGATCCCGATGGATGAGAGGGCGCGCGCCGAATTGCTCAATCTCGCCACGGTCGTGATGCGTATGGCGGTCACCCACAACGGTGGCGCGCTCAGCACGAGCAAATTGGCAGCCTTCTGATCGGAGCCGACATGACGCTGACGCAAGCAATCGTCATCGCTCGCCGCGTAATGGCTGAGCACGGCGGCATCGAATTGACGACTGCCGACATGCGCCCGCATGCGATTCCGGTCAACCCCGACAACACCGAGCAGGCGGAAAACGCCGAGGCGTTCAACACGCTGCAGCTTTTCACGTCACTGGATAGCGTATGAGCGCTGGCGCCACTGATCCGCACGACGACATCGACAAACTGTGCGACACGATCGCTGTGTTGATGCTCGCGCTGTGCGAGAACGAATTGCTGGAGCTGCCCGAAGATGCGGCCGACGCTGCGAACAAGCGTCTGCTATCGCTGCAAGGCGAGAGCCAGGTCGATGTCATTAAGGCTGGCGTCGAGGTGCTGATGCGCAGCCGGGTAGTGCACTGAACAACCAAGAGGCCCAAATGGACAAGTTGCCGAATGCTGCGCTGATTGACGAAGAGACGGCGCGCACCGTAAAGGCTGTCAAGGTGGACGAGAACGCCAAGGGATTTGCCAAGGCGTTCGCGGATGCCGACGGGTTGGTTCGCTATCGGCGTCTTGATGCGCCGACTGAAGCGAGCATGACTCACTGAATTCCCTGTGTGGGAATAGCGCCGCACGATGCTCCCCGCATCTGCGCGCAAGCAAAGGGACCGCTCAAGGCGAACCAGAACTCCGACTTTGGCGGATATGCCGAGCCGCGAGCGGGTCTCTACGTATTACGCCGAAAGCATACGGGCTTCGTCCACCCCTGCGGCACAACGGACGACTTTCACGCATGGCGATTATTTAGACGGACGCTGGAGCCCGTCGAATATCCTCCAGGGCAGATAGCCGCCAGTCGTGAGAGTTCGCGCCAGATGAAAAACCAGTAGCGTGTGCCCGCCCATACCTTCGCGAAGGTCAACCGGTGACTACGTCTTAAGCTCTGGCGGCTCTCAACCTTTGCCGTGCCCGGCGCTCACGCGCGGCTTATCAACGGGCTCTTTCGCGCATGAGCGCTGCTCAGCAGTTGGCACTGTTGCCGTGTCCCGGCATATACGGAGCCGCGCTCATACGCAAATGATCGAATTCACCAACGAAAAGGAACGGCAATGCAAATCAACATGACGAAGAAAATCCCGGTGGAAGCCAAGACCCTGAAGGTGCATATCAAGGTGTGCGACCGATTTGGCGCTGATCTTGTCGACCAGCACGGCGAGACGATCCACCAGTTCGAAGACTGCTACGTGCCCGACTTCATGCCGGGTCAGCACTATGGCGATTACCTGATTCTCGACATTGACCTCGACACTGGTCGCATCGTCAATTGGACGTCGCCGAGTGCAGAGGACATCGAGAACGCGATCAAGCCGCAAGACGACTGATGGCCTGAACGATTCCCCCGCGCTGCTCCCGGCTGATAGCTGTCAACCCTGCGAACTCTCCGCGCAGGCGAGGCCGGTGAGCGCGCACCTACAACCGACTGCTTGCAGTCACGCGCCTGGCCGTGGAGTGGCGCGACGCATCACGAATAACCCCGGCAGGCCACGATAGGACGTAAGCCGTTCCTCCCTGACCTCGGTCAGTTTCTGCGGCGCTAGGCGTGGTCAACCCATACATGGAGTGCGAAATGGAAAGTGACGCAAGCATAGAAGGTTGGGACGGCATAGGCGACTAGCCGATCGAGCGAAAACCGCTCAGCGCTCGCGCTCCTGAGCGCAAGAATTCACTCAAAGGAACAGCAATGGCGCTGACAGACAAGCAGCGCCGCTTCGTGGACGAATACCTCATTGACCTGAACGCCACGCAAGCGGCAATCAGGGCAGGGTATAGCGAAAAGACCGCTCGATCCATCGCTGCTGAGAACCTTACTAAACCTGACGTAGCCGAATATCTGGCGAAACGTCGCGGTGAGATCGCTGGCAAGACGGCGATCACGCCTGAAGTCGTGCTTCAACGCTGGTGGGAACTGGCAAACGTAGACATCAACGAGATCGTCGAATACCGGCGCGACAACTGCCGCCACTGCTGGGGCGAGGATCACGAATACCAGTGGACGCATGGCGAGTTTGAGAAGGCTCAACGCGACGCAGATAACGAAGGCAAGCCGGAGCCGTCATGTGCTGGCGGATTCGGATTCGTTGCGACTCGTGAGCCTAACCCTGAATGCCCGGAGTGTGCAGGCGAGGGCCGCGGCAAGGTGCACGTGCATGACACGCGCCGATTGAAGGGCGCCGCGCGCAGGCTGTATGCCGGTGTGCATCAAGGCAAGGATGGGCTTAAGGCGCTGATCGATGACCGCATGAAGGCGCTCGACAACGTGTCGCGCATCCTTGGCGTCTACAGCGACCGTCGAGACGATCCGATCAAGGCGCAGCAGGCCGAAAAACTCCGCATGGAGAATGAACTGCTACGCAAGGACATGGATGAAGACGAAGAATCACCGCCGGAGTCGCGCAAGTTCGTGATCGAGGTCCGCGACGCAAGGAAGCGCGACGATGCCAAGTCTTAACGTACCGCAGGCTCAGTTTCTGTCGATGGAACACAAGTTCCGCGCTTACGTTGCTGGCTTCGGCTCGGGCAAGACGTGGGTCGGCTGTGGCGGCCTGATGCAGCACTTCTGGGAATATCCGCGCATCAATGCAGGTTACTTTGCGCCGTCGTATCCGCAGATTCGCGACATTTTCTATCCGACCGTTGAGGAAGTCGCAGCCGATTGGGGCTTGAGCGTCAAGATCAACGAGTCGAACAAGGAAGTGCACGTATTCGAGGGGCGCAAGTCCCGCGGCACGATCATCTGTCGCTCGATGGAGCGGCCGGATACGATCGTCGGCTTCAAGATCGGCAAGGCGCTGTGCGACGAGCTGGACGTCATGAAGGCCGAGAAGGCGCAGCAGGCGTGGCGCAAGATCATCGCCCGTATGCGCTACAAGGTGGACAACCTGAAGAACGGCGTCGATGTGACGACCACGCCGGAAGGCTTTCGGTTCGTGCACTCGCAGTTCGTCAAGCAATTGAGCGAAAAGCCGGCGCTTGGTGACATGTACGGGCTGATTCAGGCCAGCACATACGACAACGAAGCGAACCTGCCAGACGATTACATCGACTCGCTGTTCCAGTCGTATCCGCCGCAACTGATCGACGCTTATTTGCGCGGCCAGTTCTGCAATCTGACGAGCGGCAGTGTTTATCCGAACTTTGATCGCAAGCTGAATCACAGCGACGCCGAGATAAAGCCGGGCGAGCCGTTGCATATTGGCATGGACTTCAACGTTTTGCGCATGGCTGCGGTTGCATACGTAGTTCGTGACGGCAACCCGATCGCTGTCGAGGAACTGGTTGATGTGCGCGATACGCCTGATATGGCGAGGTTGATCGGCGAGCGCTGGCGGGACAACGGCCATGCAATCACGATCTATCCCGATGCGAGCGGCCAAAACACGAGCAGCAAGAAAGCTTCCGAGTCGGACATATCCATTCTGAAGCAGGCCAAGTTCACGATCAACGTTGGCAGCACGAACCCGGCTGTTAAAGACCGGGTGCTTTCGACGAACGCAATGCTGCTCAACGGGCAGGGCGAGCGCCGCATGAAGGTGAATACGCGGCGCTGCCCGAAGTTCACCGAAGGGCTTGAGCAACAAGCCTACGACGAGCGCGGCGAGCCGGACAAATCGAGTGGCGTGGATCACGTCAACGACGCCGGCACGTATCCGATCGTCCGCATGTATCCCATCGTGAAGCGTCAGACGACCGTCCGCCCGCTCCACATGTAACCGAACACACACATGACGACAACAGTGCGCGACCAGTCCGCCGCAGTGGAAGCGATGGCCGAGAACTGGCCGATCGTCGACGCACTGCTCGGCGGCACGCCGGCCATGCGAAAGGCTGGCAAGACCTATTTACCGCAGTGGCCCGGCGAATCCGACGACGCATACAAGGCACGCAAGGATACGGCCACGCTGTTTCCTGCATTCCCTCGCACGGTCGAGGTGCTGGCCGGCAAGCCATTTAGCAAGCCTGTCACGCTGACCGACGATGTACCCGCGCGCATCAAGGATTGGTGCGATACGGACATCGACTTGCAGGGGCGCAATCTGCACGCGTTCGCTGCGAGCCTGTCAGAAGAAGCGCTGTCGCACGGCATCACCGGCATTCTGGTCGATTACCCGAAGGCGACCGGCGTTCGCACCAAGGCCGAGGAAAACGCCGCGGGCATCCGGCCGTATTGGGTGCATATCCACGCTGGCAACATTCTCGGCTGGCGATCGAAGCGCATCAACGGCGCGGAAGTGTTCACGCAATTGCGGCTGCTCGAGCAGGTCATCGAGGACGACGGCGAGTTCGGCGAGAAGGCGATCGAACAGGTGCGCGTGCTCACGCCGGGCGCCTGGGCGACCTATCGCGAGTCGGAGAAGCCTGATCCGAAGACCAACAAGCCAGAATGGATCTTGCACGAAGAAGGCGTTACGACGCTCGACGTGATCCCGTTCGTGCCGATCTACGGCCGCCGCACAGGATTCATGACCGCGGTCCCGCCGCTGCTCGAACTGGCGCACATGAACGTCGAGCACTGGCAAAGCAAGAGCGACCAGCAGACGATTCTGCACGTCGCGCGCGTGCCTATTCTGTTCGGCAAGGGGCTGGACGGCCAACCGGTGATGGTCGGCGCTGGCTCGATGGTCTCGTCGGACAACGAACACGGCGATCTGAAGTACGTCGAGCACACCGGCGCGGCCATCGAAGCAGGGCGGCTATCGCTGCTCGACCTTGAGGACCGCATGCGCCAGGTCGGCGCCGAACTGCTCGTCATCAAGCCGGGCAAGACGACCGTCGCGCAGACCGTCGCCGAAAACGAAGCCGGCATGTGCGCGCTGCAGCGTCTGATCGAGGACGTTGAGGATGGCATCGACGCCGCGCTAGACCTGACAGCGAAATGGATCAAGGAAGCGAAGGGCGGCAACGTCCAGATCTTCAAGGATTTCGGCGTTGCAACGCTGGCCGAGGCATCGATCGATCTGCTGCGCGACATGAACGTCGATGGCACGTTCTCCGACGAATCGCTATTCAACGAAGCGAAGCGCCGCGGCTACATCAGCCCAGAAACGACGTGGGATGACGAGAAGAAGCGCATCGCACAGAACGTGCCGAAGGGCGAACTCGGCGCGGTCGGTATTACTGACTGACGCCACGAATACAAAGTCTACCGGCCGCACAGCTAACCCTGTGCGGCTTTTTTATTGCCGGTTCCTCGGATGAGGGTCGGTGCAAATCACGGCCGGATGGCCTAACAGCTCGGGTTGGATGACCTATGAAACTCAAACTGAACGATGACGGATTCGCTGTAGTGCAAGACGGCAAGCCGGTGTATGTGCATGACGATGGCCGCGAAGTGGCCTTCGACGCTGTTGGCACTGTGCAAACCATCTCGCGCCTGAACGGCGAAGCAAAGACGCACCGCGAACGCGCTGAAGCGGCCGAAAAGGTTGCCAAGGCATTCGAAGGCATCACCGACGCCGAAGCCGCACGCAAGGCGCTCGCCACCGTTGCGAATCTCGACGCGAAGAAGCTCATCGACGCCGGCGAAGTGGACAAGATCCGCGCCGAAGCCATCAAGGCCGTCGAGGACAAGTACGCGCCGATAGTCTCCGAACGCGATTCGCTGCAAAAGTCGCTGGTCGACGAAAAGGTCGGCGGCAGCTTTGCGCGCTCGAAGATGATCGCCGACAAGCTCGCGATTCCTGCCGATCTTGTGCAAGCGCGGTTCGGCGAAGCGTTCAAGGTCGAGGGCAACGATGTCGTCGCCTACGACAAGTCGGGCAACAAGCTGTTCAGCCGGAGCAATCCGGGTGAGGTAGCGAAGTTCGACGAAGCGCTCGAAATCCTCATCGATCAGTACCCGTATCGCGATTCGATCCTCAAGAGCACCGGCGCATCCGGCGGCGGCGCTCAAGGCGGATCGGGTGGCGGCTCTGGCGGCAAAACCATCACTCGCGCTGCTTACGACGCTCTGCCGCCTCATCAACAGGCGCAGACCGCTCGAAGCGGTGTGACGATCACTGATTAATCAAGCCACGCCCAGGCGCGACGATGCTTGATCTCAGAAATATGACTCTGATCGACGTCGAATCGCTTGGCGATAGCTGCATTGGTCATGGTTCCTATAAGGCTCCGGATCTGCCTGACGTCAGCTTCGCTAAGTTTTGCCCGCCACTGCCTTTCTCCGCGATTGGTAGTGTTGTGGAGGATCTTGTCGGCGTGATTGATCGTCGGAGTTGCCCAGTACAGATGCCGCGGATTGGTGCAGGCTGACTTGCCTCGGCCGCATGAATGCGCGGCTTCGTGCTTGGGAGACGGCGGTTCACCGTGAGCGACGATGCACATCAATCGCGATGCGATCGTCAGCTTTGCGGTACCGGGGTAATGGGCTCTCCCGTATCCATCTGCGCCAATAGAAAACGGCCACGTTAGGCATTCGTCGCCAGCGTATCCGGCGTTGGCTCGTATCCAGTCTATGGCTGGTGATGGCGTCTTTTTGACGGCAAACGGATCGCCGTGAGCTTTCCACCGCTGATAGTGCATTGAACACCATCCCTTCTTCCCGTTTGCGTCGCGGTGAGCGTTCCTTTCGCAGCCCGCAACAGCGCAATCAGTGAATCGCATTTTGGCTTCTGCCTCTTTGCTAGTGGTAATGGATAACACCTCACACATGTTATCCCTAATCGCATTCCTAATCAATTGCTGAATCCTCGGATGAGGGTTGGCGCACCCGGGCCGGATGGCTCGATTCACCTTACCTGAACAACTTTCGATTTATCTGGAGCCTGATTTGGCCAATACTTTAACCGCTCTCATCCCCGACCTGTATGCATCGCTCGACGTTGTGTCGCGCGAACTGGTCGGTTTCATCCCGGCAGTCACGCTCGATCCTCAAGTCGCTCGTGCTGCGGTCGGTGAAAACGTTCGTTCGTTCGTCGCGCCGGCTTCGACTGCCGAAGACGTGACGCCGGGCCAATTGCCGCCCGATGACGGTGACCAGAACATCGGGAACCAGGTGATCACGATCACCAAGTCGCGCATGGTCCCGTTCCGCTGGACCGGTGAAGAACAGAAGGGCGTGAATCACGGCCCTGGCTACACCGGCATCCGCGCGAACCAGATCGCGCAGGCAATGCGGACGCTGGTGAACGAAATGGAAACCGACGTCGGCACGCTGGTGTATCAGGCTTCGCGTGCGACGGGCACGGCTGGCAGCACGCCGTTCGCTTCGACGCTCGGCGATCCGGCGCAAGCGCGCAAGATCCTGTCGGATAACGGCGCTCCGCTGTCCGACATGCAACTGGTCATCGATACCACGGCCGGCGCGAACCTCCGCACCCTCGCTCAGTTGACGAAGGCCAACGAAGCCGGCACGACCGAACTTCGCGCACAAGGTACGCTGCTCGAACTCAGCGGCTTCATGGTTCGCGAATCGGCTGGCGTCCCGATCCACACGTCCGGCACTGGCGCAAGCTATGTGCTCAACGGCGCACACGCGAAGGGCGCAACGACCATCAACGTTCAGACAGGCACCGGCACGGTCGTCGCTGGTGATGTCGTGACGTTCAACGGCGACACGCGCAAATACGTCGTGACGTCGCCCCTCTCGGCTGGCTCGTTCACGATCGCCGCGCCTGGCCTGCAACAGGCGCTGCTGACCGGCGCTGCTGTGACCGTTGGCGCTGCCTACACCGGCAACGCAGCGTTCTCGCGCAACGCATTCGTGCTCGCAACTCGCCTGCCGGCGCTGCCGGAAGAAGGCGACATGGCCGATGACCGCACGACGATCGTCGACGAGCGCAGCGGCCTCGCGTTCGAGGTGGCGATGTACAAGCAATACCGCCGCGTTCGCTACGAAATCGCGATCGCGTGGGGTAAGCAGAACATCAAGCCGGAACACTCGGCCATTCTGCTCGGCTAATTGCGCCGGGGCGGCCCGCTGAAGTACTGGCGGGCCGTTTTTCATTGGAGAAAGCATGGCACGCCCCAAGAAAGAGGCAGACACGCCGACGAATGACGGCGACATCGCATATGTCGAGATGAAGCGCGACGCGGAACTCTACCCCGAGCCGCACACCGCGCAAGTTCACCCCGACGAAGTTGAAAACTACCGCCCCGGCGGTTGGGAGATCGCATAAATGCTGACCGCTCAGCAACAGGCCGACGTTCGGCGCTTTGCCGGTTATCCGATGCTGGGCGATACGGTCACAGATGACTCGCGGGACTTCGCTTACGGCTGGGTTTCGCCGGGCGTCTGGCAGACGCTGACGCACCGGCTAGCGAGTATGCGACCGGAAGAAGAATCCGTGCTCATCACCACTTACCTGACGCCGCTTTACACGCTGGAAACGGCGATTTACGGAGCTGGCGCGAATCTCGACACCGATCAGGCCGCGGTATGGACGCGAAACAAGACGGAAGTCGCTGATCGGGCAAAGTTGTTCGACCAGTGGCGTCGCCGCATGTGCTATTTCATCGGCATTGCGCCTGGCCCGTCGCTCGGCAATGGCGGCTCGCAAGTGATTCGGGGCTGATATGGACGGCACGAAGGCACAGA